GTTTGATGCTGCCACTGCCGAAGGTCGTGAAGATGTGGCCAACTTTGCTGCCGAGCGCCAAAGCGCACACGGCAAATATGCATGGCAACTACGCAGTTATTTGAAAGACGCAAGGGCATGAGATATGAGTCGCGATCATAACGACATCTATAGCATTGTCGAACGTCTTCGATTGTTGGACGAAGGACTAGACAAGAATCAGAAGAGTGTGAATCAGCTTGGCCCCACATTCAAGCCCAAGACTGTGGCAGTGCTCACAGCCAAAACTGATCCCAAAAATCCCATGGCAGGCAAGCTGGTGGGTGGTGCAGAAAGTGCCGAGTCCAATGAACCCATGTTGGAAGCCGACATGGCCGAAGATGTGTTGGCCAAAGTGCAACGATCATTCAAAGATTTTATCCGACAAGCCGAAGAACAAATCAAAGACACAGATCTCAAAGACAAACCACAAGAAGACACCGATCTCAAAAGCCGAGACCAAAAGGATCGGGGTCTCCGAGCCAAGGATCATCCATCAAGACATCTCCGTGATCCTGAAGATGATCAACAAGACCTGCCCAGCGATCGTGCTTATGAACGTGGCGAAAGTCCCTATGATGCCCCTGAACGCCAGACTGAAGAAAGCGAACTTGGGTCAGCACTCAGTGGTGTGATTCCGGCCGAACAGCCTGCGGGAGAGCCCGGTGTTAGCATGAAAGAATCTATGGCAGTGAAAACCGTGCAGAACGAATATGGTGTTTACGAAATGCACGGCAACGAACGCGATGGTTTTGAAATACGCAGAGCTGGTCGCAGTATGCCCACTCGCTTTCGTAACCTGGATGAAGCAGAAATGGCCATAGAAATGTTTGCAGCTCGTCGGCGCAAGCAAGATGAATCACAAGATTACCTGGATGAAGAATAATGTTAAGCCTAGATTTATTTGATTCAAAATTTGAAAAGAAACTGCACGAAGGTGCATTGGATGATACCATAACTCGCACCCAAGCGCATCTAATGGAGCCTTTGAGCCAGCGTGCTGCCGATATCCGTACACAGATACGCAGCGGAAAGCTCAGTGGCGCCGATCTTGACAAGTTAGAAAAAGAATATGAAGACCTAGTGCAACAACGCCAAGACATAATTTTCAAGCGCAAAACTAAAACCCAAGAACAACAGGTTCCCAGCAAACAAGATCCATTTGCCTATGTCAAACCCGAGCCCAAAGGTATTCCTGGCAACGTGCCCACAAAAAAGATTCCCGGCAAAGACGAATTGCTCAAAGGCCGAGGCCGTACTTACTACGAAAATCAAAAAAAAAATACTGAACAAGTAGACGAACACGGCGGCGGTATTGGTCCTCGTCAACACTGGCAAGATCTCATGCAAGAAGGTCAGCCACTTGAACTTATGAATCGCTATCTGTCCATTGATGCTGACAATGACGTAGACGCAGTCAAACAGGCCATACAGACCATTAGCAAGGATCCTAATGTCAGTGAAGCCAGCAAAGCCCGACTGTTGGGACAGCTTGGCATGATAATCAGAAGACACCGACTGCCCATAGGCCGTGATTACTATCAATTCATGCAACAGTACATGGAAGAACAAAGTGTCACTGAAACAGTTGTAGATGTAAAGGCAGGCATGGCAGAAATATATCGCCGCTTGGCTCCCAAGATCGAACGCCATCGCGACAGTTTCTTGGCTGGACAACTGTATGATGAACTGGAAAACTATGCTGAACTGCATGGTGCCGAAGGCGAGTTCAAACGCATGATGAACGGTGCAAGAAATCGTGCCCACATGGAATATGACACCAATCCAGGTGGCTTCCACAACTGGTTCTGGTTCCTGCCGTTTGAGGACAACGATGTGGATGAGGCTATCAGCAAAAAAGACTTGCTCGCTAAACTACAAAAGAATTTGCCAAAAGTCAATGATCCAAAAAACAAACACGCTAAACCAGTTAACTGGACAGGCCCCGGTAAAGATGATTATGGATACACAGGTTATCAAGGCCACGGTATGCCAACTGACAAGCAAGAACGTGCTCGTATCCGTGCTGATAAGAAAAAAGGTGCAGCGGAAGGCACCGATGATATCAAAAAGCGAATGTCCAAGTTGGAAGCACTGGCTCTGGCTGCAAATCGGGCCGGTGATGATGCCAAATGCAAACGGTATCAGCAAAAGATTCAATCACTCAAACAAAAATTGTCGCAAAGTATGTCGGAAGGTGCAAAACCAGGCGAGTATTACATACACACAGTGTATTTCAAAGATGGTACCAAGAAACGTATACGTGTGACCAGCGACGAATTTGATGTGGCTGATTACTACACCAAACGTGGCCAGGCTGTAGACCGTGTGGATTATGATTTTCAACTACAGTCAGACATGACTGAAGGATTGAAGTCAACTCTAGCTGGTGCTGCACTGGCTGGAGCAATGGCCTTAGGCGGTGCTGGCGCGGCACAAGCACAATCAGCATCCAGTGGACCCAACATAGTCAATGCCACAACAATTATACAACAGATCCAGGCTGGCAAAATCCAAAATCAAAATGATTTGTCAGCGGCTCTGGGCAATGCCAGTAATAAACAAGCGGTCTTTAAGATTCTTCAAAACAAGGCTGGTCTGCCAGGACACGGCGCAGACAGTGTTATCAATGCTATTGCCAATAAAAGTCCTGCTGGGGCACAACAGCCAACCGCTGGGGCACAACAGCCAGCCAAGTCCGCAGGTCAATCTGGAGTAATTATTCAAAGACCCACGGATAACTTTGAAGGTCGGATAAAAGAAGATCAAGATACCTCGGGTGTGGAACAGGCCATACTCAAACGTATCATGGTTGCGCACACTGACCTGCTGATGAAGTTTGGTCCAGAAAAAGTCATGCAGGCCGCAGAAGAAGTGGCCTACAATGTGGGCGATGTGGATGAAATTGGCACCAGTGATGTCAGTGCTTATGTTGCTCAAGTCAAACAGATACTAGGGGCAACACCTTGAGATATCAAGAAATACTAGAAGCATGCTGGACGGGTTATCGCCAGGTAGGCATGAAGAAAAAGGGTGGCCGTCTGGTGCCCAACTGTGTGCCGGTGAGTGAACAGGCCATGGAAGAAGATCTCAAAAAGTGGTTCAAAGAAAAATGGGTGCGATTTGGTCCAGACGGCAAGATCCGTGGAGACTGTGCTAGAGGATCTAGCTCAGAAGGCAAACCCAAGTGCCTGCCACAAAGCAAGGCACACGCACTAGGCAAAAAAGGTCGTGCGGCGGCCGCGGCCAAGAAACGCAGAGAAGATCCTGATCCCGAACGCAGAGGTCCTGCCCGGAATGTGGCAACAAAAGTAAAAGAGGCTTCGAGTCCCGCCCAACAGGCTGCCATTGCGATAGCAATGAAGAAAGCTGGCAAAAAGCCCAAAAGCGAAGGCCAGGAATTAGACGAAAAACAAGATGCTTGTTACCGCAAGGTAAAAAGTCGTTACAAGGTCTGGCCGTCGGCTTATGCGTCAGGTGCCTTGGTTCAATGCCGTAAGAAAGGTGCCGCCAATTGGGGCAACAAGAAAAAATGAGAGATCTAATCAACCTAGTAGAAGCCATAGAGTCAGGGTGTCCTCCGGCCACACAAAGCATTGACCTTAACTTAAAGAATCGCCAAAAGGCCATAGATGAATACCACTATGGTCCCTTGAATCCCAACGAGCCCAATGAAGAATACTGGCAAAAGATCGCCGACGAGTGGAACACCACTGCCGAAGAGGCCCAATCAGCTAGATGCGGCAACTGTGCAGCCTTTGACATCACAGAAAAAATGCAGGCATGTATTGCCAAGGGTATTGGCACAGAGCCCGGCAGTGATCCCATGAGCACCATAGATGCTGGCACACTTGGCTACTGTAAATTCTTAAAATTCAAGTGTGCAGCCAAGCGCACATGTTCAGCCTGGGTGGAAGGTGGTCCGATCAGTGAAGCCATATTGGCTGAACTCAGTTTCTTGGGCAGCACTTGCACCAAAGATTGCTCGGGTCATAGAGCTGGCTATGCCTGGAGCCAAAGCAAGGGAGGACAGGTTGCAAACAGTCCATTTAGTCCCAGCTTCAACAAAGGCAGCCAACTGCACGTGGATGGCAAATGAACTCTTATCCAATATATCCTGAGGACGACGGCAGTGATACTCCAAGACTTCCATACGCACCAGCGTAACTTGGACGAGAGCAGTGGCTACAGCCTAGCAGGCAGTTTCACCCGAGACCTCACTGCCAGCAAGGTCTGGTTGCTGACGGAACTAGAACGCATACAACGAGATTTCAGCACAGTCTACATCCTGGGTTCCTGGTATGGCAACTTGGCCCTGTACATGACTTTGGAAGGTAGAATACAGGCTGACAAGATTGTGCTGGTAGAAAAAGACAAAAAGTTTTTGAGTACTAGCAAAAAGTTATTGGACTTGTCTGGTGCCCGCAACGTGGAATACATGTTGGCAGATTCAAACAAGTTGGACTATCGTCAACTGGGCGAAGCAGGAGTTGTGATCAACACCAGCCTTACAGACATGCCAGGACGAGCCTGGTTTTTAAACATACCCGCGGGCACGCTTGTGGTCATGCAGGCACGTGACCATGATCCCAATCGCAGTTTTTCGAGCACACAGGACATCGTAGACCGTTTTCCACTCACGGAAGTTTTGTATCACGGTCGCATGCAACTGAGAGATCCCGAAACTGAATACACCCGATACATGGTCATCGGACGCAAGTAAAGAGGCCAGACATATAAGAGACACCCTTAGGACCGTAACCTAGTTACGTGGTGTGCCCGGCTGCTGGGCTGGACAATTTGGAATCGCTACCCAAATTAGCCTGAAGTGAGCAATAGATTTGACTTTGTAGGAAACTCATGTATAATAAATCAACTAACAGGAGAAATTCAATGGCAAGCAAAAACTTCAACGCAGAACAAACACGTAAACTCAACCAGGTCATCAACGAAGGCATGACTGTCATGCATGAAATCGAAACACTCACAGGCGGACTTAACGACACAGTCAAGGCCATTGCTGAAGAACTCGAGATCAAACCCAACGTGCTGAAAAAAGCCATCCGCCTGGCACACAAGAGTGAATTTGGTAGAGAGCAACAAGATCACGAGTTGTTGGAACAAATCTTGACCACTGTGGGCAAGACCCTATAAATATTTCTGTAAAGACGAGTCGTTGCCGTAAGCAACATGAATCATGGCCAGCCAGCCATAACTGGAGAAAAAATTGTATATAGACGCCTTATTTGATCGTGAACACGATCGCATACACGTAGTTGAGCGCAGAGATGGCGAACGTCACTATCAAGAATACGCACCCAACTACACATTTTATTATGATGATCCCAGAGGCAAGTTTGTCAGCATCTATGGCACGCCCGTATCAAGATTCAGCACTAGAAACAACAAAGAGTTCCGTAAAGAGATCCGCATACAGGGCAGCAAGCAACTGTATGAATCGGACATCAATCCCATATTCCGTTGCCTGGAAGAAAACTACAAGGGCCAAGACGGTCCTCGACTAAATGTAGCGTTCTTTGACATCGAGGTAGACTTTGATAGTGAGCGAGGATTCAGTCGACCCGAAGATCCGTTCAATCCTATCACGGCTATAAGTGTATATCTGGGTTGGGTAGACAGATTGATCACCTTGGTAGTTCCACCCAGGCACATGACCTGGGCCACTGCACAAGAAATCTGTGCCGAGTTCGCAGATACCCTGTTGTTTGAGCGTGAAGAAGAAATGCTGAAAACATTCTTGGACATCATAGAAGATGCCGATGCCTTGAGTGGTTGGAACAGCGAGGGCTATGATATTCCTTACACAGTAAATCGTGTGACTCGTGTGCTCAGCAAGGATGATACTCGCAGATTCTGCTTGTGGAATCAGTTGCCCAAAGGGCGGACATTTGAACGCTTTGGCAATGAAAGTCAGACCTATGACTTGATTGGTCGTGTACACATGGACTATATGCAACTGTACAGGAAATACACCTATGAAGAGCGACACAGTTACAGTCTTGACGCTATCCTGGAGTACGAAGGTCTCGAAGGCAAGACCAAGTTTGAAGGCACCTTAGATGCCTTGTACAATCAGAACTTCAAACGGTTTATTGAGTACAACCGACAAGACGTCAATGGCCTGGCACAGTTGGACAAGAAATTAAAGTTCTTGGACTTGGCCAATACACTAGCACATGAAAACACAGTGTTGCTACAGACCACCATGGGTGCCGTGGCCGTGACCGAACAAGCCATCATCAATGAAGCACACGAACGTGGACTTGTGGTACCCAATCGCAAAGAACGTTACACGGATGACGATACACAGGCCGCAGGCGCCTATGTGGCTTATCCACGCAAGGGCATACATGAATATGTGGGTAGCATAGACATCAACAGTTTGTATCCCAGTGCCATTCGAGCATTAAACATGGGACCCGAGACCATTGTGTCTCAACTACGACCCGTTATGACTGAACGCTACATTGCAGACAAAATGCGCAGTGGTAGCAGTTTTGCCGCTGCCTGGGAAGGCCTGTTTGGCAGTCTGGAATATACTGCGGTCATGGATCAAAAGCCAGGCACAGAAATCACCATAGACTGGCAGGATGGCGAAGAGAGTGTACACAGTGCCGCAGATGTGTGGCACATGATTTTTGATTCAAACCAACCCTGGATGCTTAGTGCTAACGGCACTATCTTTACCTATGAGCGTGAGGGTGTGATCCCAGGGCTATTAAAGCGTTGGTATGCAGAGCGTCAAGACATGCAGACACGACTAAAGGAGTGCAAGGATTCAGAAGAAGAGGAATACTGGGACAAGCGACAGTTGGTCAAGAAGATTAACTTGAACAGCTTGTATGGTGCTATCTTGAATCCTGGTTGCAGATTCTTTGACAAACGCATTGGACAAAGTACCACGCTGACAGGTCGTGCTATTGCTCAACACATGGATGCCTATGTCAACGAATGCATCACTGGAGTGTATGATCATGTGGGTGAGGCCATCATCTATGGTGACACAGACTCCTGCTACTTCTCAGCATACCCTGTGCTCAAACCCGAGATCGAAGCCGGCAACATGACCTGGTCAAAGGAAATGGCTGTTCAGTTATACAACAGTATAGCAGATCAAGTCAATGAAAGTTTTCCAGGATTCATGGAACAAGCATTCCACGTGCCCAGAGCCATGGGCGAAGTCATACGTGGCGGTCGTGAGATCGTGGCGTCAAAAGGCCTGTTCATTACCAAGAAGCGTTATGCTGTGCTGTACTATGACAAAGAGAACAAGCGTGTGGACACACATGGCGAACCTGGTCGAGTAAAAGCCATGGGTCTTGATCTAAAACGCAGCGATACTCCAAAGATCATCCAAGACTTTCTCAGTGAAATTCTCAATGATGTGCTGACAGGAGCCACACGTGACGAGATTATCGAGAAGATCCGTGAGTTCAAGTATGTGTTCAAAGAACGTCCAGGTTGGGAGAAAGGTAGTCCCAAGCGTGTGAACAACTTGACCAAGTATGCCAAGGAAGAAGAACGACAAGGTCGAGCCAACATGCCAGGCCATGTGCGTGCAGCCATCAACTGGAACAACCTGCGTAGAATGAATTCAGACAAGTACAGCATGCAGATCGTGGATGGCATGAAAACCATTGTGTGCAAGTTAAAATCCAATCCCTTGGGTTGGACCAGCATAGGTTATCCCACAGACGAAACCAACTTGCCGCAGTGGTTCAAGGAACTGCCCTTTGATGACACAGAAATGGAAGCCACCGTGGTAGATCAAAAACTAGATAACTTGTTGGGTGTGTTGGGTTGGGACCTAGCCTCAGCCACCAACACCGAAAATACCTTCCAGGCTTTATTTGAGTGGTAA